ATTTGTTATACCCTACGTACATTAATACCCTCCGCGATGAGGGCTCTGGCCGCAACACCATTCACCGGATCGCACGCAGGGCTGTTCTGAAGCATGTAGGCTATTTTTACATCGAAGACTTTGGCCATCCATACCGACCACTCACCACCTTTAATGTAAGCTTTAGTTAGATCAACTTTACCTACTATACACCTACCTGTACCTCTCTCAGTAATTAGAGGCCCATCCTCGGTCCACGAAACTTGACACGGGCATCGGGGCGTGGGCAATCCGCCCAACTGCTCGGGGCATATAGGGATAAGTTCATGTCGTTCTCTTAAGGCAGCTACACGCTTCACTTTATGCAGTCTTTTACCCATCTTATGAGTTAATCCATGATACCGGCACGGCACACCGACCGTGCAAAGTGATATAAGGGCTGGCGTCTTACTATCTTTATACCTATACAATCTTAAGCACCTCTGGGCTGTACCGCCCTGGCTGTGTATACGGACAATCGATATATAAAACTCGCGGTGTGGTAAGTTTGGTCAATGTCCCTCGCATTATTGATTATAATATAGTCGAAAAACTAGCTACAATACAATGTACTGATTACGAAATAGCTTATGCTATAGGCTATTCCAAGAGGGGTTTTACGAAACGTAAAAAGAATGATGAGGAACTGGTATTAGCGCTTGAAAAGGGGCGTAGTGGAGGTCAAATCAGCTTACGTCGAGCACAATTTGCGGCTGCAATTGAAGGTCGGAACCCAGCCATGTTGATATGGCTCGGTAAGCAGATGTTACATCAGAGTGACCATGCGGCTGAAAAGCAGGCAGATCAGGGGCAAGGTTCTGCATTAAGGGAGGCTATGGTAGAACTTACTAAGTTGTCATGGCCGACTGTTGATGGGGTGGAGGTGGATGACGATGATGTCTAAAACCCATACCTGGAAGTGGTCACTCTCCAGTCAGAAGCAGAACCAGGTTATGACGTGGTGGTGTGATGGATCGCCTATGAGCTCGATGGACAATATAGTCTTGGAGGGTTCTGTGCGGTCGGGTAAAACCTCATCCGCTTCTCTCTCATTCGTGCTGTGGGCGATGGAAACCTACGACGGTGAGGACTTTGCGTTCATAGGTAAAACCATCGGTGTGGCGCTGCGTAACGTCATCAACCCCCTTAAACGGATGCTCCGGGCGGAGGATGCGATCGAATATGTAGAGCATCGGTCATCTACCGAGGGGTATCATCTAGACATCCAGGCGTTCGATCATCAGAACACGTTTTGGGTCTTCGGGGGCCGGGACGAGTCAAGTCAGGATCTCATCCAAGGTAAAACCCTTGCAGGCATATTCTTTGATGAGGTCCTGCTAATGCCACAGTCGTTCGTGGTCCAAGCACAGGCCCGAACGAGCGTAGAGGGTGCCCGATGCTGGTATACCCTAAACTCCGACACTCCTAACCATTGGTTCTATACGGAAACGCTGGCACCTATGGAGGCTGACGGTACGGTGTTCTACCTCCACATGACATTCGACGATAACCCTTCACTCTCCGAGAGGGTGAAGGAACGATACCGCAGGATGTGGCCCGTAGGATCTATCTATTACAGGAGGTATGTCTTAGGCGAGCGGTGCGCGGCGGAGGGTGCAATATATCCTTTCGACTGGGAGCCGGGGGGGGGCCCGGTCGCCCTGGAAGTCCCGAAGACGTTCTCACTCTATGAGGTGGGGGTGGACTACGGCTCCCGGAATGACTTCCATGCTATTCTCTTAGGGCTGAAGGATGGGGTCTGGTATGCTCTTAAGGAGTATGTCTGGTCGGGCAGGACTCAGGGCGGCCGACCACCTTCAAAGTACGTCCAAGACCTGGCTGACTTATGCCAATGGGTAGGGCGCATCGTTACACCAATCTCAATCCCTGTCGACCCCTCAGCGGCGGGGTTCATCGATGAGGTCAATCTAGCGGTGTACCGGGCTGAGAATCCGCTGTATCAATTGGCAAACGTATGCAAAGCGAAAAACGACGTAGGGAAAGGCATCGAGAATCTGCAGAGCATGCTTTTCATGGACCAACTCAAGATATCCTCAGACTGCCCTAAGACGATCGCCTCACTGATGGGGTACGTCTGGGATGAGAAGGCAGCCCTGCGAGGAAAAGAGCAACCTCTAAAGACTGGCGACCATGGGGCGGATGCCCTGAGATACGCTGCCATGAATGCAGCGTTTTATATAGGCAGGTAACATAAATGTATAAATGTATATTCTGTGGGGCTACGTGGGATAATGCAGCCCTGATATCAGCTGATATCAGCTTGACCACGGCCGATATACCGCGATCAATATCTTTCAAGGAGCAGCCGATCTGTGCCGATTGCATCTCACTTCTCAGCAAGCGGATAGCGATCAATGCCACCGAAGCGGCCCGCACACTGGTTGAGAAGGAGGACCGAGTATGACCCTACACGACTTGACAATCCTCGCGATCGGACGATCCTGGCCGCCACCTACTGAGGCTGCCAGGCTGAAGACATACACCCTCAACCAGGCTATCATCGAAGGTAACCACAACACCCTAACAACCTTCAATAAGTTGGCAAAGTACCTACGAGAGAAGCCAACCGATAAGAAGCTCCCGGTACTGATTGACACTGCAGATATCAGCGCTCGATCAACCAACGATCTTCTCCTCGGCACCACACCAACTATAACAGTCTCGGATCCTGAGTCGGCAGCCGAAACTTGCATAGCCTTGCAGAAGCAGACTAAGTTTGCTCGGGTCGTCGGGCAGGTGGCTGAGGACCTGGTGACATGTGGGGTCGGGATCTTCAAGGTCGGATCACAGGCATCCACCCCCACAATCCAGGCAATCCCTCCGGAGCATTGGTACCCAGTTGCTCCTCGAGGAGCGCCCATGGACCTACTTGCTCATGTTGTAGCTTGGACTTTCGAGGAGACACAACACCAGCCTACCGACCTTAGTGCGGTCAGTCCGAAGAGATACCTCTATATCGAGATTCACACTACCGATGCTGAGGGTGCCGGATATATCGAGCACCGTCTCCATAATCTCTCCTCGGAGGGGAAAATCGGCCAGGCACTCACGGCCGATGAGATCTCAGCATATCCGGAGTTTGCCGACCTGCCAGCGGGCCGGGTCAAGACAGGGGTTACAGGGCCTCTGGTAGTGCCCGTCTTCAACCGCCCCTCCTCTCGGTCGGCGTATGGGCGGCCAGGTATCTCGCCGGTGGCGCGGGCCGACCTCGAGGCCCTGGAGATCCTCCTATCTGTCCACGCTTCGACCCTCTGGGCGTTTGGGCGCCCTGACATCAACGCCCCCAAATCAGCTTTCATCTTCGACGAGTCCCGGGGCCGGCATATATTCCAGGCTGGCGAGGCCCATATGATCAGAGAGGGTGAGCAGGGGGTTGAACCGGTTGTCTGGGATATCCAGGGCGCGGCGATGGAAGCAACGATCGACCGGATTTTAGACCGGATCTACGAGAGCCTGGAGCTCTCCCCGGCCCTGATCAGCTCGACGAAAGACGGGGGCGGGGCGGAGTCGGGCAAAGCGCTCCGGTTCCGACTTCTCCCCACTCTGGCAAAGGTAGACCGGGCCCGGGATGCTCTGACGGGGGGCATATATTGCGATGGCATATCATTGGTGCTCTCGCAGGCGTCTAAGCTGGCAGCCTCCCTGCCAGCGGGCCCTGCAGGCGTCGTAGCGTTCGAGCCCGAGGACGTTACGATCGTATGGGCCGACTCGCTGCCTGTCGACCAGGACGCCCAGGCTGAGAGGCATGCCAAACTGAAGACGGCGGCCCTGATGAGCACCGCAGCCAGTCTGAGAGAAAGAGGGTATAGTGAGGAAGCCATTGAAGCGGAGCTGGTCGCTATCCGAAGCGATCTAACTGAGGAGGGGCGACCGCTTCTATGATATCAATATTAAATCGCATACGAGCGGCATGGGAATGTATACGGTATGGGTATAGCTCAATATATGATGATAATAAACATCGGTATACAGTCCGTATAAATGAGAAGACGTTTTACGCTGATGCCGTTCGTGTTGCACCCAGCGGATTGATAGAATGGTTATACTGCAGTGAAGTTGGTAATGTATATCATAGGATGGATGGATCTAATGGCATTACAGATTATCAACCCACTATAACGTTAGAAGAGTTCTTGCATATGGAGGGGGCATTCTGATAATATGCCAGTAGTGCGATGCCAGGCAGACGGCAAACCTGGCTATAAATGGGGATCCTCAGGCCATTGCTATACGTATGAAGCGGGTGATAGAGCTGCAAGCAAACAGGCTTTTACGATGGCCCTGTATGGTACCGGATATGGAATTGCACCACATGATGGACATTGGATCATTTTTCCAGTTAATACAGCATGGAGCAAGAACGCCGCCCTGCCCTCATCTGCCCCGTTTGGGCCGTTCGGCGATCGGGTTGATATCAGACTCGCCAGTTTTTCGATGGCGGCCTCGCCGATTAGT